AAAAACAAACTGGATTTATCATCAAATATTTTGATGAACCCAGCTTATTTATTTTATGGCAATAAATGATTATCTGAATATAACTATTTTATCATAAGCAAATGTTCTTGAAAATAGCTATCATAATATTCTGACAAGATTCTGATTCACTATTTATACACTCAATCCTCAACATTTAAACTAAGCTTTCATAAAATACAATGAATTTTATAATATACTTTTTTCTTTCTTCTTACGTGAAAAATTAATATAACACATCGTATATTTAACAAAAAGTATTATAACAGTTTACATTTATATATTTCTATCTATCTATAATTATTAGATATACATATAACAAATAATTTACATATAAAAGATAAAACATTCTATATGCAAAAAAATATTGTTTTTAGGAGGTGAACTATAGAATTATATGTATTCAATCTATTGTCTTATATAGATAATAAGATATTTTTTTAAGATTATAAAAATATTATATGCGAGAGGAGTAAATATGAAAATTATAGACAGTACAATTATTGTAGCTTTAATTTCAATGGCTGGAACAATCATTGGTTCTATGATAGGTGTTATGAAATCAAATGACAAAACACTATACAGAATTGAACAATTAGAAAAGAAAGTTGAAGCTCACAATAATCTTGTTGAACGGATGACAATTGTTGAACAAGAAGAAAAATCCAACGAACAACGAATCCAAAGATTGGAGTGTGAAAAATATGATTAATTGGAAAATAAGATTTAAAAATCCTGTGTTCTATATTCAGCTAATAGTTTCAATAATCTCATCTATTTTTGCCTATATGGGAATAACAGCCTCTGAAATAACGTCATGGTATAAACTATTTGAGATTATTCGTCAAGCTTTTTCAAACCCATATATAATTTTTATTATGGTTATAAGTATTTATAATTTTTTAATTGATCCTACAACAAAAGGTATAAGTGACAGCAAAAAAGCTATGACATATGATGAACCTAACATATAAAAAGGAGAATTGAGGATGAACGTTTTATTAATTGCAGGTCACGGAAATGGTGACAGCGGTGCTATCGGCAATGGTTATGAAGAAGCTGAGTTGACTAGAGAATTTGTTGTATTGCTAAAAGAAAATTTAAAATCTTTTTGCAATGTAACATTGGCAGATACTAATCGTAATTGGTTTGAATTCTTAGGTTCTAATAATTATGATTTTTCAAAATATAACTACGTTTTGGAAATTCATTTTAATTCAGGAGGTGGCTCTGGAAGTGAAATATTTGTTACTACAGCTGAAAGTGGAATAACTGTTGAAAACGAAATTCTAAAAAACTTATGTAATTGCGTTAAATATCACAACAGAGGTGTCAAAAGAAAAGATTTCCGTGTTATTTCAAAAATAAAATCTCAGGGAGTTTGTTCGGCATTGCTCGAGGTATGTTTCATAGATAACAGCAATGATATTGAAATATATCAAAAAAACAAAAATAAGCTTGCTACTGCAGTTGCAAAAGGAATTGCAACTGGATTCAATTTAAAATATATTTCGGATAAAAATAGCCCCCATAGTACAGATGTTTCTGAAAAAGCAAAAGATGCTATAGATTGGTGCTCTAAATACAATATATTGCCTCCAGATATTATATCAGACATGGATGATCAAAAAATATTATTATGCATTGGTCTATATAACACAGTTAAATTTTTAGCAGAACATATTTAATTTTATGTTCTGCAATTTAACAAAAAATATCTTAAATTATATATTATACAAAATTAAAGGGAGAATTTATTATGATAAATAAAAATGATCTTATTTCTATTATAGTAAAACCTACTAATGCCTGTAATCTACGTTGCAAACACTGTTATCACGCTGGAACAGGTTATGATAATGAACAAATGTCAGACAAAATGCTAGAGAAATTAATTTCTTCAAGCGTGCCACATTTTTCAGGTATACACTATATCTGGCATGGTGGTGAACCTTTAAGTATGCCTCTGACATTTTATAAACGCGCTCTAGAATTAGAACAAAAATATAAACATAACCCTAACCAAAATATTAAAAATAGCATGCAGTCTAACGGAACTTATGTCACTGAAGATGTTGCAAAATTTATTGCAGATAATAACATTTTAATTGGATTTTCATTTGAAGGTCCATACAATGACTTTTTGCGAAGTCATACAAATATGACCTTAAAAGGATATGAAAATTTAAAAAAATATAACATTATCCCTGGTACTATAGTTGTTGTAGGTAAGCATAATATTAATAACTTAATTGATGTTTATGAATATTTCCGCAATAAGAATCAGCCTTTAAAACTTAATACAATATTTGCATCTGGATCTGCTAAAGAAAACGAGGATATTTTATTAACAGATCCAGAATATTATGCAGAAAAAATATGTGAATTATTTGATTTATGGCTATTTGATACTACTACCGGAATCAGTATAAGTCCCTTCTATAGTTATGCACAATCTGTTATATCTGGCAAGCCAAAATACTGTACACACAGTAGTTGTCTAAAACATTGGTTAAGTGTACATTCAAACGGTGACATATATCCCTGCGGAAGATATTATCCTGAAGAGTATCGTCTTGGAAATATAATGGACTTTAATGATCTACATGATGTTTTTGAAACAAAAATTTATAAAAATATTATAAATAAAAGTGCCATACGCAAGCAGAAATGTAGAGAACAATGTAACGTATATCATCTTTGTAATGGCGGATGTTTAAATGAATCTATTCTTGCTGGCGGAATAGAAAATATTCCTGAATTTTCTTGTACAGCTTTTAGTATAATCATCAGTCATATCAAAACACGAATGCAGGAAGCAATATCCAGAGGAATAGAATTTGAAAATATATATAACAAATATATAAGAAATATTATAAAAAAAAGATTGGAGATGAATGAAAATGTCAAATAATTTTAACGAATATAATTGTTGGGACGAATGGGATGAAGTGGACTATGGTGATACATGGGACGAATACGATAACTATACGGAATGGGACGAAGATGACAGTCCTGATCATAGTGACTGTTATGGATACGGAGTATATTCTGAATGCAGGGTAGAAGACAGCTATGATGATTCTGATATTCCCCCTTATGTTCCAGGCAAGCAACGCCTTCTTGATATTGCCACAAGTCATTTTCAAGTTGATAATTATATATTTACATATGTTATTTTTGACAAGTCAACTAATGTTATGATTGCTGTTACTAATCAGGAAGAAGCTTTTGCTAAAGTAACCCCTGTCTCAGCTGTAGAAGAAATTAACGGTGAATATTACGTCGATTCTGCTGCAAGTGTAACTTTCACAGAAATGGAAAGAAGTATTGATCGCCTAAGAAAAAAATACTCTGCTGCGGCCGAAGAAGATATACAGTTTATCTCGGCAAACAAAGGTACAAGAGTTATATACAAAGGGGTTTATTCATTTACTTATGCTAATCAAGTTATATGTAATTCTATGGCATATGCACCTTTAGGAGCTACTGAATATCGTCATGACTATATCAAAGTTCAGGATTTAATTGAAGAAGAAACCGGAGCTGGATATACAGTTGACTATAACCCACAAACAAAAGAGACCTTTGCTCGTTCAAAACAAGGTGATTTATATTATGTTTCTGTTGCACAGGATGCTGTTTTCTGCGATGATGAACGATATGTATACTCATCATTTGATGTTCAAATTCAGAAACTTTGCACTGTATCAGAGTGGATTATGATTCACTATAATGTCGCTCAGGCAGATATTTCTGTTTATAGTGACAGAATAGTCTTTACCGAAGAAGGCGGTAAAACATACAAAATTCTAGTAAATGATTTGCCTGATTATATCGTTTATGATTATGATAATTATATACCTGCAGATGCAACTATTGAAGCTGTTCTTGATTATAAAGATGTACAAGGTGTACCTAAAAACTACTATAGGGTAATTGCACAAATCAAAAGTCTGACAGGCTTAGACGCCACACAGGATGAAAATAATTTCATTATTCTCTGTGGAAAAAGTTTTTATATACCAAATGCTGTTCGCTTTAATGGTTGGATATATGCAGAACGAAAAGATGTTATTTCAGCACTTGAATCTAATTTTGTAGATATAGATAACTATTTCCGCAGTTGTGGATTCTACTATGGAACTGATGATAATGGACACTCATATTCAGCTTCACAGTATAAAGCAAAATCTATGTGGCTTCTAAGTAAACAACTTAATATAACTAACAGAATCCGCGTAAATGATACTTCAGGCGGTAATTATTTTAACCTTACAACTAGTACAAAAAATATTGAAGAAGCAGTCGAATCAGTTTTTGGAAAATCAGCCAGCTATCTCGGAGCAATAGCAATCGAAAGCAATACTGTAAAATCATATATCGAAGACAAGCTATATATCCGAAAAGAACGCCTGTCATCAAACAGCACAAATCTTTTTATAAACGGCAAACCCTATGCCATTTCAACACTGCAGACAAGCTTTAATTCTAGTACTTATTATGATAAGACTAAATTATTATCCGCAGTAAAAAATCTTACACCTACAATATCAATCACAAAAGTTGAAACTATACTTAACAACGGAGAAAATTATGCTTACATTGCAGGAAACCAAGCAAAAATTACATTTACTACGTCCTGCCTTGACCATGTTGCTATTGGAGTTCAGACAGATTCAGAAACAAAGTGGTTTCATAATACTGCGCCGTCAAGTTCTATGAGTATGACTGTAAATCTTTACAAGGAAGGAAAATGTACATTAAAAGTACGTGGCAGAACCACAATAGATCCGGCTGATGTAGGACTGACGTCTATTCCTCATTCTAAGGACTGTGAGCAAACCCAAGTTATCACCGTTCTTCATTCAATACCTAATAATATGGTATATATTATACCATACGCACAGAAGCAAGGATGTACGGTGACTGATAACAATTCCAATGTTGTTGTAAAATATCAACACAGATTTTATTCTGGTCCTGAAACTTGTACATACTATAAATCTCTATCTGGAGAGCAAGCATATAAAAGACAGGTATCGTATACTGCTTCTGGTCTTTATATGAACAAAGAAACATTCCGCATGGATATGGATTTGGACATTATTAATGATTCTCACAATGACCGTGACTGGTATCTTGAAAAACGTATATGGCGTCTATGGTCACAAGGGAAAGTAGCAAGTTTCAGCAGAGAACAAATAGATGCTAACGGGAAAAAATACTTTAATGTAACTATGAACGGTATAACACGCACTATATATAAAGAACCTGCTGACAATGCTTTTTATGCACCACTATACAAAAATACCACTCGTTCCACAATAAGATTAGTAAATAACCACCTTGTTATGCCTGAAAGTCTTATGTATATTTTATTCTCAGATTTAAGTGATATTGAAACATATATATTAAATCACTACAAAATAACTAATCCGTCAAAAAATTTAAAAGGTCAATTAAATGCAATGACTTTGTATGATAAAAAACTTAATATTGATTGTATTACTCTTGACAAAAAAGGAGATGAAGTACAATTGATGGCAACTGAAGATAATACATCATACATAAACCATGCAACTGTCAATGATATCAATTCTGGAATGATTGAATATCGCAATCGCGAGCTTAAGAATGTATTCGATAACCTCAGTAAAAAACGTCAGGAATTATTCCACTATAATCCTGTTACAAATACAGTTGATTTTGATGGATTTGAAGTAGATATACCATCATTAACTTTATACACTAAGGAAAACAATCTGACACAAGACGATTACAAATCATATTTATTTGCCAGTGAATCTGATATCAAAAAAATCGATACATATAGAAGAATTGTAGTTTATGGTGCAGGAATGGGCGGTGTATGTGCAGCATATAAAGCCGCACAATATGCATGGTCACTCGAAGGATTTGATAATTTTGAAATTATGCTTATCAATCCTGTACCTGTACCAAAACTGGGAGGTATCAGCACTGTTGGAGGACAAAATTTCTGGGATACTCGCAAATGGGATGCTAAGCGAAAATTTCCCTACAAAGGTAGTCTTGTTGATGTTATGGGCTTTGATAATTCTACAGAAGAAATTAAAGAAGATAGATATAATGTAGATAAAAAAGCCGAGTTTCTGAAAAGTCTTTTGACTAAATATAACGTAAAAATCTATGAACAACATGATATATCCGGTCCTATTAAACAAGATACAGGTGGTAATATATTGTCAATCAGAATAAGAAAGATTGAACGTGCTACAAATAATATTGTTCAATATGTCGGCGAGTCTATTACGATATCTGGAGATATATTTATAGATGCTTCTGAAGATGGAAAATTAACTAAATTAACAGCACATGATGCTAATGGAAAAGTCGCATATACAAAAGGACGTTATGATTACCCTGCTGATACATTGAATAGACTTCCAAAAGACAAACCTGATTATGGCGATTTTGATGAAGGCACAGAAGAAGGTGCGCGTATGCCTGCAGTCACTTTAATGTTCAAACTTAAATGTACAGACACTGTTCCGATTGAAGCATTATCGATGGTCGATGTTGGAAATGGTGTTTATGACTGCGGTAATACATTATTCAATGATTCTAATTATAAAATGTATCAGTTTAATAAAAAATATGAAAAGACAAGAATTATGTTAAAACCCATAAATTCTGCATGGAATGGCGGAATTCCTGATTCAGACGGAAAAACGGAATGGTGGTTAAATACATTACTTATATTTGGTGTAGATGGTTCCCTGCATAACAGAGATGACCATAACTATACACCAGTACCTGACGATGAATTATTATCCGATAAAATTCTTAATGATGAAAATAGACTTTTATCGTCAGATGATGCTTGGAAATTGGGTCGAGCTTTTCTTGCAGCTCATGCTTCTGAGATTCTTGAAGTATATGAAGAACTTGGATATACCAATGCAGAGTTTGTTACTGATAATGATGATGCGATTGTTACAGGTGATATACTTTATGTCCGTGAAACTATTCATGCAGTAAAAGATGCAAATTTAATAGCCAATGGCACTGAAAACGATAACTACGAAGTTTCAGCGCGACATTGCCATTATTCATATCTCGACGATGAACAAGATAGTACAACTAATCCTGAATCTATTGGATTAATTTATTATTGGTCAGACATTCATCCATATATGAAATCAGAATATAAGAATGACGACGGTGACTACATACATGGTACCGAAAGTTATAAAAACATCAGACGTGATATGGTTGAAGAATTAAAAGATGATTCTCCAATAGAGCCAACATATATACCATACTCAGCACTCACCACACAATATGTTCCTAATATGTTGATACCTGGCTATGCCGTTAATGCATCCTCATTTGCTTGGTCAGAAATGAGAGTATTTCCTAATCTATGTGTTCTTGGTGATGCTGCTGGTATAGCTGCTGTCACATGTCTGTTAAGTGGAGATTCTGCATATGGATTAAAAGATATTTCAGGCGTACGAGAAATTCTGAAACGATATAATGCTATTATAGACAAAAAAGATATATAATTTTTATATTAAATTTTATAAAAAGCGGTTCTCTATGAACCGCTTTTTATATCAACTCTTCTACTTCATATAGTTCGTTACATCTTTTATACGTTCAGGCACTTCTACAAGTTCACCTGTTTTAAGATCATACACATCAATATAAAATTGATCGTGTCCTCCTGATGCTGTTTCTACCCACTCCTGCTTTGTGATTGTATAACAAGGGTTTCCATCATATGAAATCAGATAAATTTTTCTATCCGATTCTGCTATAACTTCACCATCTGGATTATATAAATAATACTTACACTCATTAGGACCTAAATACATATACACCGGTGTATATCCGTTAAATTCTCCACTTTTCCAAAAATCATATTTTGTGTATGGATAAGAGTATAATGTATTATATCCCTTAACCCTATAATTGCCTTTTGGTGAAACACAGTCACTTTCTATATTTTTTTGAAGATATTCATACATATACTTATATACTGTATCATATTCATTTGTATCCCATTCTATTGAACCAACAAACTCTTTTGTTTTGGGATTATAAATCTGTACAGAATTGTCGTGATTTTCACCAATACATATGCTATCATCATATATCAGTGTAAATAACTCTTTATCACTTTTGTATATTATATCCCCTTTCTCATTAAAAACAGCATAATTATTTCCTTCTGAATCAGGCAATGACAGCTTAACAGGTGTATATCCTTTTACTGCATTTGTCTTACTATACAAAATACGCTCAATATCATTTCCATATCCACTATACTTGTACGGATATTTATCTAATAAAATTTCACCTGGAACAAAATATTTGTCTGACGGTGACTCTGCCTTTTCAAAATCTACTCTTATCTGTCTGTTATTACACGGATATTCATCCTTATCAAGAAAATCGCCACCTAAGTATGAGCTGTAATGAGAAGAAGCAAGCTTTTCGCCTTCATAGCTATAAAGCTCCATATTAGTTATATAAGAAACAGGTTCAGCTCCGGCGGAACCGTATGTTGTTACCATATAATAATCATCTGCAAAGTCAATATGGTCTGTTCTTCCTTGATTGTTATTTAGTGTATCAACCATCAGTGTATAGTCCATATTTCCTGTTTCGGCATTGTATATACCTGTACATTTATTATTCTTGCTGTAATTTTCACTTTTGTTGTTATGAATATAAAAATACCATTTCCCGCTTTTTTCAAAGAACACAAACGACCTCTCATCATCAGCAATATCTTCCTCAGGACCGTCATATGTAAATATTATTTTACCGTCATTTTTTATCCATTGCTTATCCTCACCGCTAAAAAGTGATAAATCACCGTTAATTTTTACTTCATACACATTGCTTGCGTAGTCACTCACATCAAGATTAAACAACTTTAGCATTGTTATTGCCGACTGCTCCATTGTATAATTTGATTTTGGCGAGAAATTGTTATCACCTACTCCTCGCATTATTCCGAGAGAATCCATTTTACGCACAGATTC